TATTTTTAAAAACTGGATCGTGTGTTTCTATAACAAAAAATAAATTATTTTCAATATTTTTTTTTAATGATTCTAGATATTTATCCATATTTTTATAAAATCCATTTTTTATTATTTCATTAATAAAGTCATTTAAATAATTTAAACTACCATTTTCTCTTTCATATGGAAAATTATCAGCTATATAAGCATTATCTATTTTTATTTTAATAGTAGTTTTATTATTACGTGTATTTTTTGATAACCAAACTGATAAAAGTAATTTATCAACTTTTAATCTTTTTAACATATTATCAGTATGACAAACAAAATAAAATTGATTATTATTTATATTTACATTTCTATTACCAACACTAATTTTTCCTAAAGGACAAGATATTATATTTTTAGGATATTCACCGTCTAAATTTATAATTAAATTTAAATTAATAAGTGCTTTTTTATTTTCTTTTTCATAAGTTGGATTTATTATTTTAATTTTTAAAATATCATCATTTGTTAATCCTAATAAATCAAGAACTTGTTTTAAATAATCTTTATATTCATTAAAATGTTCTAATTTAATACTTTCTGTTTTTTTTTCAATTGTTATTTTTTCTAATAAATTAATTAAATTTTCTTTTTTAATATTTAATAAATTATAAATAAATCTTAATTTCATTGAAATTTCTGAGTATTGACATAAATCATCCCAATTAGAAATAAATTTACTTTTTAATATTTCCTTAGTAAATCTTTTTTTTGATTGATTAACAATATAATTAAAAGGATATTCATAAGGGCATCTATTTTTTTGAGAGTTTTTTGATACAGGAATATTATAATTTTTTGTTAAATTAACAAAAAAATCTTTTAATTCTTCTAAATTATTTTTTCTTTTAACTACTTCATCATAAAATGTTTGAACAGTTAAAAAAGATTTTTCCATTTTTTAAAAGTTTTTTATTTAAAGTTTTTATTTAAAGTTTTTATTTAAAACTTTTTTAAAATTTATTTTATAATTAAGATATATTTTTCTATTATTTTTGTAAATTTTTAATTTTTTGTTAATTTTTTGTTAATTTTATTTTTAATTTTTTTGATAATTTTATTTTTTTTTTATTTAAAGTATTTAAATTTTTGAAGGTTGGATCATTTGTTTCAATAGCATAAAAATAATTATTTTCAATACCTTCTTTTATTTTATCTAGATATCTAGCTGCATCTTCATTAAATCCAACATTTAATACATCTTTAATAAAATCATTAATAGTTCCTTTTTCACTTGGAAATGTATCTGATAAATAAGCTGTTCCCATTTTAATATTTGTAAAAGTTTTATTATTTCTAGTATTTTTTAATAACCAAACTGATAAACATAATTTATCTGTTTTTAACCTGTTTATTTTATTATCAGTATGACACATAAAATTTAAAGCATTGTTTTTGACATTTCTATTACCTAGAATTACTTTATCTAATGGACAAGATAATAAGTTTCTAGGATACTCTTCTTTTAAATTTATGATTAAACTTAAATTTATTAACCCTTTTGTATTTTCTTTTATCTCTTTATAGCTTATTTGATTAGAATTATTATTTAAATTATGATTTTTTAAATCTTTATCTTTTAATTTTAAAATATTAGCTTTTGTTTTATTATCTATTTTAATTCTAGATATATCATTATTTGTTAATCCAATTAAATTAATAATTTCTGTTAAAAAATTTTTACTTTCTTTACTTTCTTTATTTGATTGGTCTAATATAATATTTTTGGATTGACTTGTTATTTTTTCTAATAAATTAATTAAAAAGTCTTTTTTGAGATTTATTAAGTTATAAATAAATCTTAATGTACTTGTTATTTCAGGATATTGACATAAATCATTCCAATGTGCTAGAAAATGACTTTTAGAAATTTCATTTTTAAATCTTTTAGTTGATTGATTAACAATATAATTTTCAGGGTATTCATCCGGACATTTATGAATGACAGTTTCTTTAACAACTGGAATTTTGTATTTTTTATTTAAATTTTCAAAATAACTTTTTAAAGCTCTTTTTTTACTTTTTTTTTTTATTATTTCATCATGAAATCCTTTGACAGTTAAAAAAGGTTTTTCCATTTATTATTATAATTTTATTATTTTATTATTTTTATAATTTTATAATTTTATAATTAATTAAGATAAGATATATAAAAAAGTTAAAAAAAAAGTTTAAAAGTTTAAATAAAGTTTAAATAAAGTTTAAATAAAGTTTAAAAAACTTTCTCTAACTTCCATTAAAGCACTACCTAGGAGGTTTTTACCAAATTTTTTTTTATCTATCATATTAATTGCAGTTTTACCAGCATAACCAATACCCCAAATTTTATCAAATGGTGATGCTTCATAAAGTATTTTTTCCTTAGTATTAATTAGTAGTTCTTTAAGTTCTTGATTTTGAGTAAATTTAAGTTTTAAACCATTACACATTACTTGATAACGCTTTTCATTCCAAATTTTATCATCATAATTTTTAACTTGTCTACCTAATTTTTTTATTTTAGTTGGGGATTTTTCATTTAAAATTGCTTCTAATAAAGGCTTATTTAGTTGGTCAAATTGAAGACATTTATAATACATAAAATATTGTTCGGAACAATTAAATTCAATTCTATTTTCAATAAATTTAGAAGGATAAAAATTACTAAATGGTCCATATTTTCCACTTTCACGGAAAAAATAAATTTCACTTTGAGATTCCATTTTAAATTTAAGTTTTTAATTTTAGTTTTTAATTTAAGTTTTTTAATATTACAAATCAATTTTTTTTATATTATAAAAAAAAATAATGAGTTTAATTATTACTTAATATCAGCAACAGAATTAAAATCAAAAGAGAGATCGCGACAGGCTCCAAGTCCTTGATGCCATTGATGGGCTTGTTGTCCAGGAGGTGTTTCCTCAGGTCCACCCAATGCAAATGGGTTTCCAGCAAGGTTGAGGTTGAAGAGGGGGGGTGAATCCGCATATGGGTTAACCAAGGGACTTCCATGCTGTTGAATCAACCCCGGGGGAGAGGTTGGAGGTGGTCCAGGGGGTGGTGTCTGCAGTCCATTCACGTTTTGCGCCATTTTCTTTAAAGTCAAAAGAAAAAGATAATACAATTTATTATAGATAATATCTTTTCAATTTTTAATTTTAATTATGATCTAAAATAATCCAATTTTAAAAAAATAAAAAATATAATTAATTATTTGAAAGTTAAAAACTTAATTTAGAAAGTACCGTAAAATGCCTAATTTAAGACGCACCCCTACGGGGGCGTCTTAATAGGCATTTTCTGTAGTGTTGATGCCAAAAATTAAGACGTACCATAAAGTGCCGTTTAAACCCCTTTGGGGTTTAAAAAGGCATTTTTGGTAGTGTTAAGTGCCAATGGCACTTAACTGTACAGGGTGCGTCTTAAATTTGGCACTCAACGGTATATAATAAACATTATTTTTATACTATGGATTCAGCTTGAACTTGTTGTTCTTGATGTTGAGGATTAGCAATTGGATTTTCTTAAGGCTCATATTGAGGCGGATTTACTTTTGGATTCCTCGCACAGGATTTGATTGCTTGTTTTTGTCTACGCGCAAGACTAAACATCTTTTTATAAATTAAATTATATACAATGAAATTTTAATATTAATTACTACCTAAAATAAGTTAATTTATAAAAAAATTATAATTATAATAATAATTATTTAAAATTTAAAATTTAAAATTTAAAATTTAAAATTTAAAAGTTAAAAATTTAAAAATTTAATTTACGACGAACATTTTCATTCTGGGGAAGATTTGCATTTATCGTTTGAACAACCCGAATAATTGGAGGTGGCTTGTTAGTGGTCTGTTGAGGATGAGGTGTGGTTGGAAAGTTCTGCATCCTAAAATAGAAAAGAAATTTGTTTGTATTTTTATTATTATCAATTAATTTAAATTCAATTTTTTAATTAATATTTAGTTAAAAAATTTTTTTTTTTAAAGCATTTGCAAAAACACTTTTTAAAAAATGTTTTTAAATGAAATTTTCAGGAATTAATCCTTCTTTGAGCATTGATGAGATTAATCTAGTAATACCAATACCACCACCACTTCTTTCAATAAAATTATAACTTAAAAATTCTTTCATTTCATTATCAACTCTTTCTTTTCCAAATTGATTATATAAAATCTGTGCATATTCACCTCCTGAAATATTATTAAATCTAGTAAGCATATCTTCTATATCACAACTTCTTTCAGCGCTTCCAATTGTTTCCATTCCACTGAGAATAACATCAATTTTATTTGATGTGTTATTTTCTAAGTTTCTTTTCATATTCCAAAAAGGGCTTGTATATTCTGGAAAATTCTTTAATAAAAAGACTGGACCGTGTTCTTTATATAATTTTTGTTCGTATTCGTGTGAAATATCTTTGGTGTTATACTTATCAGCAACCTCTTGATAATTACCTTCAGCAAAATTGCTTTGATGTCCGTATCCTAGATGTTCTAGTAATTCTCTTTGAACCTTTTCTAGTTCAGCAAAACCACCTTTTAACTCAAATTCAAACATTGGAAAAATTAAACTATGACGACCTTCAATTGGTGCGGGTTCATAACGATAACTAGTTGAAACACAAAAATAACCATTAACATTTTCATCTTGATTTTTTAAAAGCTCATACTCCAACCACATTTGACCTGTTTGAGGTAATGGATACTTTTTTTGATTATAATCAAAAGTTCTAATAGTTGAAGGGTCCTCACAAGCCGCTAAAATAGATAATCTATTCTGCGTATGACATTCATAATATCCTTTTTTAATAAAAAATTCTCTCAATTTATTAACAACGTAATGAAAATGTTTAGTATTTATAATTAATGATTGTTCACCTTTATCCATTTTTTAAATTTAGAGTTTAAAGTTTAAGATTTGAATTTGATTTGTTTTGGTTTTTGTTTTAATTAATGAAAATATAAAATTTTTTATAAAATAAACATACTTTTTAAAAAACACTTTTTAAAAAACACTTTTTAAAAAAAAGTGTTAGCAAAAAATATATACTTTTAAAAAAAAATAAAATTGAATTTAGTTTTTTAATTAATTTTTTTTTTAAAGTATTAAAAATGGAAAATCAATTTGTTAATGATATTGATGATAATATTGATGTTAATGTTGATGATAATGTTGATGATAATGTTGATGATAATATTAATGAAAAAATAAATGTTTTACCTAATTTTGATGTTGATATTATTGAATTAATTTTATTTACAGATGAAATTAAAAATGATATTTTATTAAATTTAATGAAATATACAAAATTAAAGGAATTTCATTGTTCTTTTTGTAATTTAGGTTATTTACCTGATTTACCTGATACATTAATAGGATTATATTGTTCTAATAATAATTTAATTGAATTACCTAAAGTTTTACCTAGTTCTTTACATATTTTATTATGTGAGGATAATAATTTAACTGAATTATCAAATTTTCCTAATTCATTAAAGTATTTATATTTGAGAAATAATAAAATAAATTATTTAGATAATTTGCCTGATTCTTTAATTTTACTAAATTGTTCTCATAATAATTTAACAAAATTACCAAAATTACCTAATTTACTTAATCATTTATCTTGTGATAATAATAATTTTATAAAATTGGATACTTTTTTACCAAATTCATTAAATTATTTATCGTGTTCATCAAATAAATTAATAGAATTACCTGAAATTTTACCAAATAATTTATATCATTTAATTTGTTATAATAATGAATTAACAGAATTACCTGATTTACCTGATTATCTTAATATGATTATAATTTTCCATAATAAATTAATTTATAAAG